TTTTTTTTTTAGCCTTGCCAATATATTGGTTTTATTTTAGAAAAAAATAGCTGTTTTTTTTGGTAATATCAAAATTTATCCCAATTTCGGGATGACAAACGATTATTTTACTAACAAATGCAACTATGCAAGACTCCTTATTTTCGGATCTTACGCAGATCCTACCACACCTCGCGATGTTAGATCGCAAAATCATTAATTTACGCTGGATTGCAAAGCAAATTGAAGGATGCAAGGTCGAAACCTTTGTAACCCTTGCCGATGGAACAGTCCTACCAATTGACCAGGACACAGTACCATTTAAATTAGATATGGAAATTAAAACGCTTATTGAGGATAGTATTGATGAGTACCAGCGTCAACACGATCATTTAAAAAAGCTATTTGATGAGACTAATAGTTGATGCAATTAGTAGCGTTTTATTATTAGTTATGGTTCCGATCATTATGCTAGTATATCTTTTTATTTTATTGCTACTAGCTTTAGCTGAACTGTTTATTTTTATATTTGATCGTGCCGATCGGGATAGAACGAGATTAATTAGAAAATTATTGCAACCTTTAAAAAAACGATAAAAACACAAACGATGATCAATTATCACAACCAACCAGCCTTTCCACCACAAGTAGCACAAGACAACCTGGGCCGCCTTATGGCACCGATTCCAGGGATGACCAAGCTTGAATTTTACGCCGTTATTTTGCTGCCCACCTACATATCCTTGGCGCAGAAAAAAGATGGCTTAACAATCCGGGGCCGCCTGGTCAGTCCATACGATGCCGCAATTGAAGCTGCAAAAATCCTAATTGAAAAATTAAATAATCAGGAAGATGAAAAACCGACTCTACAAATTGCTGAGTAGTCCGGGGCTTCATTTAGCCCTAGCACTAATAGCAGCCCTCATTTATTGCGACCTAATGAATAGGTATTAATTAACCAGGGCCGAAAGGCCCTTTTTTATTGCTATGACAAACGATTTAACTGAGGTATTATTAACCAGGATGTTTAATCCTGGGGATATACCGCCGCCGGAGGATGTTTTACTAACAATTGCCGGAAAAACAATAGGAACGGCCGGGAACTATGTAGTATGGAGTGGGCAACCCAAAGCCGGAAAATCTACATATTTATCCGCAACCATAGCCAGCGCATTTTTACCAGCCTATCAAGATACTTTTGGGATCAAACTAAAGCCGCCGGAGGATCGGCCAATAGTTGCCTATTTTGATACAGAAAGCAGCCGTTTTGATTTTCATAGGCAGATGACCAGGATAAAAACACTAGGCAACCTACAAAAGTATCCCAGCACCCTGGATGCATTTAACACCAGGGAGGATGGCCCAGGTAAGATCCGCGCGCTGATCCGGCACTATTTAGAGATTACCCCAAAATGTAGCGTGTTGATAGTGGATGGATTTTTGGATCTATGCTTGAATTACAACGATGAGGTTGAAACCCGGAAGCTAACGAACTGGTTTAAATTAATTACAAAGCAATTTAATATTTTACTTATTGGAGTTTTGCACCTATCAAAAGGCCAGGGCGAAACCCTGGGCCATTTGGGATCTAATACGGATCGTTGGGCGCAGTCAACACTAATAGTTGAAAAGAACAAAGAAGCCCGGCAGTTCGTACTTAAGCCGAAATTTTTAAGGAGTAGTGAGGATTTTGAGCCGATCGCAATTTTCAATTACGATGGCAAATGGCAGCAGATCCCATACGAAATGACAGTACAACAAACATTTAAAAACGGTAAAAAATAAATAGGGCCGGAAGATCCGGCCCAGGACAAACGATTGGGTATAAAACACAACCATTTTGTTTCAATTCAAAAATAGTAAAAATGTCAACACCATTAAAAAGCGCAACCATATTTTTTCAGCCTGGCACAAAAAGACCAAGAAAATATAGAAACATATCTACTCCGTACAGCTTTGAAAGCTACGCCAGGAAATGTGGAGCGTGGTACATAAACTGGTACGATCAAAAGTCCGGGCAATTTTCCGGCAGAAAATGGCTAGTAAATGTAAAAAAATAGTACATTCGGTATCTCGTAGCATATACAGTAGTTTGGTACACGGCCTGGCGGATCACCGCTAGGCCATTTTTTTTGCCCATTACGGCCTTGGAACACAAAAACCAACCTAAACTATTACAGACTGTAATAATCGGCCAAAAACGGCCTATTCTGTACATTATATAAAATGTAGGTGAAACAAAATGGTTAATGTGGATAAAATCCACTTGCATTTTGTAGGAAATATCAACTATTTATTGTAACTTTGCCCCTATGTGGGCCTGCCCAAACAGTCACACAAGGGGCAAAAACTAATAGTGGATAGATATTTTTGGAATGTATGTAATGGGCGGCGTATATTCGTGATACCAACTTTTGTAATGCTAGGGGATTAAAAACCTAGCCGATTGAAAAATGCAATTTTTTGGGTAGTGGGTGGCGCAGCTGCGCTTTACTTTATTGCCCGGTATAGATTCAGCCAAAAAGCTAATTTTTTACTTCGTAGTGTAAAGCCTACTGGTACAATTTTGCAGCCGACAGTTACTGTCGAAATTGCTGTACAAAATCCAACAAACCAGCGAATTATTTTAAAATCAATTAGCGGATCATTATTTATTAATGATAAATACCTAGCTAATGTGTCTAGTTTTGGTGACCAAATTATTGCCGGAAATAGCGAAAGCATAGTAAAAGTAACCGCTAGGCCTAGTGCTGTTGGTGTATTCCAGTCTGTTCGAGAATTATTATCGAAGCCTATTGGTACAATGCAGGTACGTTTTTCCGGAACAGCAAATGTTGATGGAATTAATATACCGATTGATCAAACTAATACGCTGTGAATGTAGGCGCGATTTTGGGCAGATTGAACCCCTACCAAGCCCAGGAACGTAAAATAGTAGAGGATCAAAGCACCGGGGATATTATTAGCGCGATAACAACATCGCACGAAAAATACAAACCGGAGTATAAAAAAATAGCTCTTTTTTTTAAGGGATCAAACCCAAAGCAAACTGGAAAAAAACTGTTTCATTTTCTAAAAAATAATGTTCGATACATTATTGAACCAGGGGACAAACAAACAGTAAAAAGCCCAGCAGCAATAATAGCCCAGGGACACGGTGATTGTAAACATTACTCGCTGTTTGCTGGTGGTATTTTACAGCAATTAGGTATACCATTTGCATATCGTTTTGCTAGCTACAAAACATTTGATCCACAGCCTGGTCACGTTTTTGTAGTTATTCATCCAGGTACTGAAAAGGAAATTTGGATTGATCCGGTATTATCAACATTCGATTATAAAAAACCGTACACATACGCAAAGGATAAAAAAATGGCATTATATACAGTTTCCGGAATAGGACAAGCCACAGTAGCGCAAAAAGCAGCTTTAAGGCAAGCTAAAGCTGCTAAAAAATCGGCACAAGGAAAAGCAGCAAAAAAAGCCGCAAAAGTAGAAGTAAAGGCCGCCAGGAAAGCAGCAGGCCGGACAGCTGGTCAGGTGCTAAAAAAAGGGGCTAAAGTAGTTTTGAAGGTATCGGCAGCACCTATGCGAAATGCTTTTTTGTTATTAGTGAAATTGAATTTTGCAAACCTGGGAGTAAAGCTAAAAAAGGCCTGGGACAAAGCACCTAGCAAATTACAGACATTTTGGGAAAGCGCAGGGGGCAAAATGGAAGCTCTAAAAAAGGCATTTGAAAAAGGTTCTACTAAAAAGCGAATTTTTGGGGATGACACCATCGGCGCACTTCCGGCAGCCGCCGCAGCAGCACCAGCAGCAGCCGCGCCATTACTAGTAAAAATTGCAGAGGTTTTGAAAAAAATTGGAATTGAACCGGAAGAACTGGTTGAGATTGGAAAGGATGCAATTAATCAAAAAGCCCAGGAATTGGCAAAAAAGGTACTTCAACCAGCAGCCGCAAAGGAAGCAGCAGAGGTTGAGGTAGCTGATCAGCTGGATGAGGAAACTAGCACGGCTACTCCTACACCTATGTTTAAAGCCACAACTGGTACTAATATGCTGCCCATTATTCTGGGTGGTGCAGCTGTTCTTTATTTTGTAATGAGAAAAAAATAAGAGATGACAGCAAAGCAGAAAGCAAACCAGGCCCGGTTTAAGAAAGTAGTAGCGGAAGCTAAAAAGCTGCGGAAAAAAAATCCGAAGCTGACGCAAGCGCAAGCCGTAAAGCAAGCTTGGGCAATGACATATACAAAAAAGAAAGTAGGTGCAGCACCAAAAAAGAAAGCTGCAAAGAAATCTAGTAGCTATCACAAAGACACCAAAAGCCATAACGTAAACATTCGCGTTATGAGTGGGTGGAAAAAAGGCAAAACAAAATTCGTAGAAAAAGGGGAAGCAATACCAAAAAGAAACGCTGTAAAAGTTAAAAGAACAAAAACTGGATCTTTCAAAAATTTTGTAAGGATCGGTAATGTGGCAACATATAAAGATCCGATAGCAGCGCGAGAAATAGCATTATTTGCAGATAATGACTATATGTTGTATAAACAACGTAAATGCCCAATACTTAAAAATTTAAGTCAAAAACATAAAAAGGGTAAATACGATATTGAAAAGGCAGCTAAACTATGGCGTTATTATATTGATGCAGCTATGCAAAAATATAATAAGGAAAACGGATCAAAAGGTGATAAATGGTATGAATTGTTAGATACTAGCGATCGGCAATTATTAGCTATTGAATACGCTAAAGAAGCAAAAGAAGAATTTGATTTAGGTAATTATACAGAAATCTGTAATTAAGGACGTAACAAACCAATATAAAAAAAGAAAAATGGCAAGACGCAAACGCAAGACCAGCCGCCGCAAATCCAGCCGCCGCCGCCGTATCGGGGCCGTAGGAAAAGCAAACATCCAAGCAACCCTGGGAATAATCGCAGGTGCTATAGCTGGCCGTTTAGTAGCAAAAAAATTGCTGCCGAATGTGGATGAACGTATCAAAAACGCTGGTGTAGTTGTACTGGGTGCAACTGTTTTCCCACGCTTAATTAAAGGCGAACTGGGTAAAGCAATTGGAAACGGTATGGTTGCATCCGGTGGTGCTGGCCTGGTAGGTGCATTTATTCCCGCCCTTGGTCAAGTGGATGATATGATGGAATTTCCAGTAACAGTTGGTGAGGTTCCTGATAACCTTTCCGTAATTGCTGGTGATGAGGTTATGGCCGGTGATGATCTGTCGGTTATGGCTGGTATGGATGATGATGAAGAGTAAATAAATATCAATCATTTTGTTTCACCTATATTTTTAAACCAATAGCCGGGGACAGGGCAAGCGAACTGAACACAAAAAACAATGGCAACAACTGTCGGCACACGCCTCGCCTTTGAAAAGGCAAAAAATGCGATCCAGTCAGCCGGATTTTCTCTTGGCCAAGCTGTACTATCGCAATCTTACCTCCGCACGGAATTGACTCTCAGCACAACAAAAACGCTGTACCAATTCCCTATCCTGGTTAATGATAACAGCCAGGGCCTCCCTCCCAGCACAGCTAAACTTTTGAACCTGCAAGATGCATTTTACTGCTCTAGCTTGTTTATCGGTTTTGCAGCACCTTCTAGCAGCACAGCTACCAATTTCCAATTGGTAACTTATCCTAACGCGTCTATTTTCACCACCTCAAACGCCGCAACAAGCCTTTACAGCTTTTACAACGGTAACTTGTCGCTGACTGTTAATAACCGCCAAATTGTGCCTGCTTACGATGTTTATCGGCACTACGAAGTACCGCAGACACAGCAGGCAGCTAACGCTGACTACACTACCTCCGGTATCAACTATCGTGATCAGCAGTCGGGCGCAGATTCTGGATTTTATCCAGTAGAGCCAGGATGGGTAATGGTAGGATCTAAGCAAAACACCCTGCAAATCGAAATTCCAAGCGCACTAGCAGCTATCCAAGCTGACAGCCGCGTGGTATTGATTATGCGTGGACATTTGGCACAAAATGTTACTCCAGTACGTTAATTGCCGAAAATAGTCGCAGAATGGGGGAAGCTGCGCGCCGCAAGGCAAACCCAAAGAACCCCTATTTTTTAACAATACAACGAAAGCACAATGCCTTTCAAAGCACAAAAATTTGAGTTCGTAGAAATCCCAGTAACCGGGGTAGCCACAACTGGTCAAACTGGTACTATTTGGAGTTTTCCCGATCTTCCGAAATTACGTTATACTAGCTTGCTGGCTATGTCAGTTTACAGTCCTAATAACATTACTGTAACGCCCTCCGGAAATACACCAGTAACGCTTGCGATCCTTCAAAAATCTTTTTTGGTACTTTATGCTAATGATCGCCAGGATCTTTACCGTATTCCTTTGACTGACTTAAACCGAACACAAGCTGCTAGTGATCCTTTTGTTCGACAGCTGTTTGAATTTAACGGTCAAAAGGTAACCTGGGATAAATCCTTTGTTCAAATCGGATCAGCACCAGGAAACACAACCAATCTATCTTTCTGTTTTGGTATCCATTACATTTAATAGCAAATGGCAAACTACGGAGTACAAAAAAGCAACGCAGGAGCTGTATTATCCTGGTATGAAAACCAGGATGAAGCAGCTTTCCGGATTTTCCGCGGCAACAAAGAAAATGACGCGTATTTTACTGATGGATATACCGGATCGGATAAGGATCAAGGATACCAGGAATTAAGCAAAGCCCTGGCAGAGATTGAGCCGACCGACTACAACGTGTATTTTATCAAGCTGTATCCTAGTAACCCAAAAGCTAAAAAAAGTGGTGCTGGAGTAACTTTTCAGTTGCATAGCCCTAGTATGGGGGCCGTTTCAGCCGCGCCAGGTCAATACCAGGCAATGAATGAAATTTTATCTGAGATTCGCGCACTACGCGCAGAACGGATAGCAGAGATGGAAAGTGATGAAGATGATGAACCGGAAGAGCCAGCCACAACGCCTAGCAGCATTTTGGCCGGAATTATGCAACAGCCACAAGTCCAGTCTATGATCGTAAATTTCATAACTAGTATGGCCGGAAATTTTATGAAACCAGCACCAGTAAAGCAAATAGCCGGAGTAGAGCCAGATGACATAGCCAAATCATTGGAGTTATTAATGAGTAAAGGAGTAACGCCGGAAGATCTAGCAAAATTGGCCGCAATGGATCAGGGGCAAATTAATTTTCTACTTTCAATGCTTAGAAAATAATGGCAAAAAAACAATTCAATATAGATGCTGGAACTGTTTTAGCTGTTGGTGCTGGAATAGTTGTGATATGGGGATTATCTAGTTTAAAAGGTATATTGAATACATTTGGATTAACTAAAAGCCAGGATACGCGAGATATAGATAAAGAAGCTGCAAACCCTTTCTCGCCCTGGTCACCGTTATTTTGGACTAAAGGCCCTACTGGTACATTGTTATTGAATACAGCCACAATGCAGAAAATGTTTGAAACATTAGAAAGCGCGTGGGGATATTTTGATGATGATGAAGAAAAGGCAAAATCGGTAATAAAAGGATTAAAAACTCAATCGCAAGTCAGTTTTTTTGCTGACTGGTTACAAAAAAATAAATCAATAGATCTATTAGACTATATGAGAGGTGGGGCATATTGGAGCCGATTAGAGGATAGTGATATGAACGAACTAACTGATTATATTAAATCATTACCAAAATATAAATAATGGCAAAAAAAAATCTAGTAACATACGGATTGATAGCCGCAGGGGTGGTAGCAGCTATTTTGATTATTCGTAAAATGAATAAGTCAAAAAAGAGATCTATTGTAGAAGCTGGCGCACCTATTGTGCAAAGTGAAGATGAATTTATTGAAGATGCACAAGTAGTAAAAGAGGAACCCACTTTTGTTAAAGGCGCACAATCGGTAATTGATATATTTAAAGGATTGAAACGAACGCCGGAAAAGAAAGCAGCTGCCCAGGCAAAACGAACTACTAGAAAAGCAACAAAACAAGAGGCGCGCAGACTTCGTGCTAAAAACCTAAGAAAAAAAGTAGGGGAAATTAGCGTTTTGTATTAATCATTTTGTTTCACCTATATTTTATTGAATATGAAAAAAAATAACTGGTTAATATGGGCCGCAGTCGGGATCGCAGCTTGGTACTGGTTTAGAAAAAGCCAGGGCAAGCCATTATTGCCCGGTGGTGGTGGTGCTTCAAGCACAACACCAAGTGGCGCAAATGCTCAAAAATCAGCCCAGGAAGCTAGGGAAATAGTGGCCGATGTTATTGATCGGACTACATTTTTGCCGGATATGAAAACAGACGCGGAAAAATACGCCGCAGATCAAAAAATGTGTAAATAATGGCCTGCCAACAATACATAACAGAAACAAAGCTGTTTTATGCAAACAGCCAAACAGATACAAACTGTAACAGCGTTATTTTCATTAATAGCGGATCTGTAAACGTTTCTGTTGATAACGTACTACTAGCACCCAATCAAACCCTGGCTATTGATGGAAACCGGGATGAGATGTTAGTAAAAGTATACGAATTTAATTTTGCAGCTGGAAGCAATCCGCAGCTAACGGTTGTATTTAAAAGATATATTTAATGTCAGGCTTCAAGGTCAATTTTTCGGTAAATAATCAGCTGGCAACGCCAGCTATTCACGCTGCGGCCCTGGCTAACCGCCCGGCAGCCGGACAGCCTGGCCGTGTATTTATTGACACGGACAACCCCAGTACCGGAATTTACCGCGATACTGGCACCGCTTGGATCAAAATAGGCGCGCCAAGTAGTCCGGAAGCTGACACCCTGCAAACGGTTACAGATCGGGGCAATACTACCGATAATACATTGATTCTAACTTATGACAGTCTTTTTAATGGATCAAATCAAATTGAGTTTTTTGATCTTGGCACAACGGCAGTAAGATATAGCATAAATAAATTAGGAACTGGTAATAGATTAACAATTCAAGGTAATAGCCCACTATCTACTTTTGATATGGGATTTATGATTGATGCCCCTAACAATACGTTACGCACTTACTGGGGATCATCTTTCGACAGCAAGGGTATTAGCTGTGATTTTACTAATAATATATACAGACTAGGTAATATAACCGGATCAGCTGGACAGCAAGGAATTTATATTGATGCTATCGGTGAAGTAGGAATTGGTATTAATAACCCTTCGTACTTATTAGATGTTGCTGGTAGTTTTCGTATTAATTATACTAGTTCAACACCAAGCGTAGTTCCAGTTATAATAAATCCAACTATTACTTCAACAGCTAATTTTCAAAATTTTCGAGTAGTTCAAATTAACCCTACCTGGAGTAATGCTTTTGGAAACACCAACATTTATGCTTTTGAGGTATATAAAAATGCAAGGTTTTATGATGAATTTAATAATTTACAATTAACGATTGACAGTAACGCTGTAAAAGCAAACACAAGTATTACAGTAGGTGGATTACAGCTTTACAATGATAATAGATTATATTACCCAGCTGCTGGATTTAGGCTTAACCATTCAAATAGTGATAAGGCATTATTAACCTCCGGTGGAAATTTTATAATTGGTACAAGTCCAGTTGATGCTGGATTTCGTCTTGATGTGAACGGTACTTTTAGAGCACAAGATTTTAGAACTAATTTATCTGGTGGTTTTCAATATGTCGAAAGTACCGCAACTATGATCATCTCAAGTAGTGGAAATGTTAATATAAGCAATTCTACTGGTACATCTCTAAGAGTACAAAATGATACAGTACAAATATTAAGAAGGCTTGATTTTGCTGGTTTTGCTTCTAATCCGGTCTCCGGTAATTATGGAACATACTATAACACTACCGATAATAAATTAAGAATATACGCAACTGGTGCTTTTGGATGGTCGGAAATTTTGATGTCTAATAATAGTGTTGTGATGAATGAATTGGGTGGTGATTATGACGTTAGAATTGAAGGTGATACAGATCAAAATTTATTTTTTTCCGATGCTTCAACTGATAGAATTGGAATAGGTACAGCAACACCAGCTGCAAAACTACACCTTAATGGAACCTTGCGCATAGATGGTCAATCATCGGGAACAGCTGGTGGTTCTTCCGGTCAACATCTTATTATAAATTTGGATGGTACACAATATAAAATAGCCCTTTTAAATCCATAAAATGTTAGCAGATATTCAACCTATACAGATTTGGAACGCTGGCCAGGTACAAACAGCCACAAAATTTAGCTTGGTAACCGTTTATGATGATCTTGATACATACGCGACAACTTACTACCAGCTATTAACAAGCGACAGCGTACAGCTATCGCAGGGAAACCAGCAAATAGAAGGCCAGGAGTACCAGGACTGGAATAATGATCCGGACGCAAACGCCTGGATTTTGAATTGGTCGGCCACACAACTAGGTATAACCATAATTTAAAATAAAATGACAAACGAAGTAGAACTAATCCAGCAAGTCCTTGACCAAGCTATCCAACGTGGAATTATTGCCAACCTGGAAAGCGCAGCTGCCGTATGGCAGGCCTGGGGAACTATCAAATACAAAGTAGCAGAAGCAGATGAGCAGCGAAACCCTAATACAAGTAATTAGTGGCATTTTTGGCCTGGGCCTGGTATGGGGATCACTTAATACCAGGATTAAGCAGCTGGAAAGGGAACTAAACAACAACCGCGACCTGGCAGAAAGATTGACCAGGATCGAAGAGAAAGTATTTTATATAGCTGAAAACATAAAAAAATAAAAAATGGCAAGAAAACCTAAAAATTGGAAAACTACTTTTTTCGGAATTGCTAGTGTAATATCCGGAGTAGCCCTTATTTTAAAGGGAAACATTATTGAAGGGGTAACAGCAATTACAACAGGTTTAGGACTTGGTGTGGCTAAAGATTACGATGGCGAATAAAATTTTGATATTTGCTATTGGTGGTTTTTTAATATATAAGTTATTACAAAAGCCAAATTTAGATCCGGAGGTATCCGATCCTATATTGTCGCGTAATTACAATATACATTTGATACCGGATAATAAATCTAATTACAGATCCGGGCAGATACCCAAAACCAAATTAGAGGATTTCATAAAAAAATATGGAATAAAGCAAATAATAAGGTTTAATGGGGATGGAGTAGATAGTAGGAAAAGAACTAGTGATCCACAAACAAGTATAGCAGAAGAAAAAGCTATTTGCGAAAAATTAAACTGCAAATTTTTTTTTGTTGCAGCACATAAAGGATACCAGCCAGGAAAAGGATATGTAACCAGTTTAAATGAAGTAACTGATATATTAAAAAAGGGAAACACGTTAATACATTGTTTACACGGCGCAGATCGTACTGGGGGCCTTGTTGGTGGATATTTAAAGAAAACTAATGTTATTACAGATCCGGCTAAATTGTGGAATTACACAACACAATATAACGGATGGAAGAGAATGATTAGAGCAGGTAAATTTTTTGGTAGTGGATATGATAAATACGCTGAAACATTTATAACAAAACCTCAAATAAGGGCTTTAAATAAATAGATATGGCAATTACTAGCAGTGATGACGCAAAATTTAAAGCATATTCGGAACACGTTTTTAAGTGGGAAGGCCTTATGGATGATGATCCCTTAGATAGAGCTGTAAATTGTGTTCGTGGATTAACAAATGTAGCAAAACGCGGCAGAAAAGGCCTACCTATACATACAGTACGCGGCGTAACCTGGTGTACATTTAAGGCACTAGCTACACAATTAGGGGTAGGCCCGGTAACTCATCAGCGTTTTGTATCTATGACAAAGGATGATGTGAGAAAATTTATATTTTATACATATAATCAATACCCCTGGAAAAATACACCAGATCCGGTTGCGATAGCTTTAACTGAAACGGCGTGGGGATCTGGCCCAGGCAGGGTATGGCCGACCGCTATTGACACCTTAAAGGCATTAAATATCCCAACAATAGCAAAAAAAACTAGCTTAAACTATACACAAGCAGAACAAAAAAAGATAATTGCCGATATAAATAAGGCCGGATCAACTAAATTTTTCGACACATATTCACAAATAAGAAAAAATTGGCTAGATAAATTAGGCCAAACTAGCTATGGATCAAGGTTTAGAAGGGGATGGTTAAATAGACAAAACGAATTTATAAAGCTGAGAGAAAAGCTGATTAGTAGTGGAGGTATTTTACCAGTTTTTTTTTTAGCCTTGCCAATATATTGGTTTTATTTTAGAAAAAAATAGCTGTTTTTTTTGGTAATATCAAAATTTATCCCAATTTCGGGATGACAAACGATTATTTTACTAACAAATGCAACTAT